GCAGTACCTTACTGCACCTCCTAGCTGAGTTCTTCTCAGCGGTCTGAACTTTAGTTAGGTCAGATCCAACGGCGTTTGAGTGTAAGGTTGCCGTACCTCACTGAAGTGAGTAGGTGCGAACTGTCAGTGGCTAATTGGCCAATGACCTTCCAACACTTAAGAAGCGCAGCGTCGCCGTCTAAGACGTCGACAGTGCGTCGGGGAACGATGACTAACCCTCGACTTTTCGGTCGCTGGTAATCAACATGCCACGACTGGAACGAGCGAGCGTTGCTGAAGCTCTCCCACCCCAAAATCTGGTCACCCACGCATACGGAAGGAAGAGGACCGAGGATATTCTCTACTCTCGATCTTACCAACCTGGCCGTTCTCCACAGGCCAGCCCAATAGAGCTGGTTTGCGAAGGCGACAGCAGAGATGATTCCTTTCACATCAGCTCTGTGATCCGGGAGGCCACGGCGACAATAGACAGGTGTTACGTCTTTGCCGTCGTAGTAATCCCCGCCACACGACTCTCTGAACTTCCCAGCCCAGAAACTCTTGTGCGAGTTGACTTTGAGGCCGAAAGCCTCTAGATCAGCGATCACAGAAGGTGCCTCATGCGCGGGGACGATTAAATCGTCACCGTACACATAGACATCGCGCGTTGCTCTTAGAACAGCGCGAGGGGTGGGTCGTTTACCGGACCTTGCAATCCGACCGGAGACGATGATCAAGTAAAAGACCATCGCCTCCATAGGAAAGCAGAGTGCGGACCCCATAGACGCGAACTTCCTTAAGGGAAGAATTTTCCCATCAGGTAAGCGCGCACGCGTTGATCGACACGCAAAGACACTCCTCAAGAAATGGGGAGCGACCTTAAGCATCGACGCAACGTGTTTGCAAGACACCCGGTCACTCGCGTCAGATAAGTCAAGAGTGGCAAGTCTGCCACTATGACTACCTGAACGAGCAAGCTGGTTGTTCACTCCTTGATCACGAAAATTTACGTGACCAGAGGTGAACCGGCACGTGTTCTCAATACGTGCACGAACCCAGTCAGCCAACGCCTGCTGTGCAAATTGCATAGCAACAGGCTCAATGGCTATAATCCGAGGTGTCTTCGCAGTCTTAGGGACAGGGACAACCTTAACAGGCTGCTCGTCCCGGGGTAGGAGAAACGATACCGAATCTACGCGAGCTCTCGCATCATCGTTCAGGATGTTAGACACCCCAAACTCAGTAATTGGGAACTCGCGCTCTAACCGCATAGGCCAACTACGGAAATCAAACTTTCGATTCCCCGTAATAGCTTCTGCAGTCGTTCCGGATCCATGTCTTGGGTGATACTCAGCATAAGCAGCAAGATTGTTGCTACCGCCAAGTACACCACGCCACACAATAGAAGAGACCTCATTAAAGATCTCCATACGCGTGTGATCCGTGACATGATTTCGTACCTCCTTCTCAACGTCTGAAAAGCGAGCGATTGCCTTAATCACTCGCTGCGGCGACGCCGGTGCGTAAAGTTTAGAAACGACACGACAAACTTGTCGGATCGCCCATACACCCCGTGCAACGGTCTCGTCACTCGGACGTAAACGACCTTCACCATCGAACACTTGGTCAAAGAAACCTCCAAGAAATTGGGGGAGACTTCTTTTTCTTCCGCAAGAAAAAGCGGGAGACTGAGACGTTGACCAATATCCTGCCTCAAGGGCTCTCTCGAGCGCCTGAGCCAAGATAGGAAGCGTAATCGTAAGAAACGATTCGCCTTCATGTTCGACTCTCCAAGTGACCTCTACGAGGTCACGTTTGGGGTTGACACCACACAGTATCCCCACGTCAGTGAGGATAGATAGAGTAATCTCGGTCAGGCTTTGCATGCTACCTCCAGATAGAGGGAAACATCCTGTGCCTGCTAACCCAGGTTGCACTCCATCAGAAAGAAGGACCTACGTGGCACCGGACCATATCGGGGCGACGGCCTGCGCAGCATCTGTCGGGTCATAAAGAAGACTCGCCAGCATATGCGAAAGCTTAGCCCAGTTTGTTCCCTGCCCTAACGGTCCCAAATCGAAAACGACATAGGCGGACGACGTCATGCCGACATTCTTCGAATCGTCAAGAGGATCTCCAAAGAATTCATGCTCGGTAAACCTCACGGTGTACCGAGTACGGCTCTTGGAAGTCTCCTGGCGACCGATAAAGAGGTCGATATAGTGGCCGGAGCCACCCGTGTCGTATCGATAGGTGGAGTACGTGGGTGACCTCCCAGTACACACGAACGAGTAAGCGGCGGAACCGGAGCCCGTAAGGGCTACGGCAGCTGTTGCACCCGTTGGTGGGGTATGGGAGATCGAGAGTGGGTCAGCAAACAAAGAGGTCACTCCTATAAAAACAGACCTAATAACCAAAGGTCTGCTTGGTTGGACGGTTGCGGGAAACCGCAATCGCAGCAAGGATTGCCTTCTGCCGGTTAGTAAAACTGGCAGTTGGCACTCCAAAACCGAAAGGCGAGGCCTGACGCCTAAGCTTCTCCTTCATTATGAGGGAGTAGCGAACGACGTCTTCCCCTGGGGCAATCGTAGCATACTGGGTTTCCCCAATTTGCTCCGAATAATAGTCCCAGTGGATGCGAGCTATCACATCAAGC